CGTAATCCTCTAGAAAATCTTGACCACGCATATCGTTAATGGCCTCATTGTCAAACCCGCTCTGACAAATAACTCTGGCAACAGTGCTGGCAAAGTCGGTGTCGTTTAGCGCATTGTCGAAGTGACCGTCATAAGCGTGAATCACATCAGCGCCTGCCTCAAACCTGAGTGTAATCTCGAAATCGTCGGCCAAGTCGGCCTCACGCAATTTATTCTGTAAACTCATCTTTCTCCTTTTAGAAATGTTGAGACATCTGTAACCCCATGCCTCCCTGCGGGTATTACGTCCTAGCCCAATAGCTCGTTGAATGCATCCTCTACCGAAGAGGGCTGCGTTCCAGTCGCGGTGGGACCCGAAGTGTACTTCGTGGTCTCGGACGACTGCGACTCTGCCGACTGGTCGGTAGACAGGAACTCATCCAGAAGAGTGCCGACCTCGGCCGCAGTCTTCCGCTCAAAGAGTTCATCAAAATTCGGAATCGAATCCAACCAGTCAGACGTGTTGGTCTCTTCCTCGGAGAGAAGAGAGGGTCGCCGGCGGGGCGTGATATCGGTCTTGGGGTAAGACGCGCCCGCGGGCTTGTCATACTTAATAACCAAATCAGTGCCGGCTTCGGGGTCAGTGATATCACCGTAGTCCGGGTTGAGAACCAGATTCAAGAGAGTCTGGTAAACCATCTTACCGTAACCCCAGACCTGAACTCCCTTATCCTCTTGACCGCGAACGATCACGGGAGAGAAGAACCGCTGGCGAGCCATGAGGTTCTTGGCCATCTTGATGGACTCCTCGTCACCCTCGTTAAAGAGATTCCGAATAAAGGAATCTAGCGGATCATCTTCTCCGAAGTTCTTCTTCGGAGACAAGAATCCAGGGTTCTTGCCAACGTTGTAGTGGAAAAAGAACTCCTTGAAGGGATCGCCGTCTTCCGTGGGCAAGATGCGAATCGTCGTGTCCGACCCTTCCTCGGGTCGCCAAAAGTTGCCACGGTTTCCGCCGCGGTTTTCGAGGGCAGTCTTCTTGTCCCTCATTCTGTCCATATTGATAGCCATGTAGTTTTCTCCTTTTTTAAGCTAAAGTATGATTGGCCAATTTCCCAACCATCTGTACACAGTATAGCAAACAACACCCCTGCTGTCAAGGATTATTTTCACTTTTTTCTAGTTGTACTTTGGATGTGTAGGCCTTGCAAAAGATGTGGTCGTCCTCATAATCCGTAGGGTATACAGCGTAAGAGACCCGGGTGTGTTCAGTAATTTTTGACTTCACCTGGCTCTTTATTTTTTTAATGAGCGAACCATCATTTTCCAATCTTTCTCTGTTGATAGCATAATAATAAGTCTTTTCTCTTATTAAGTCAAGGGGGTAAAACAGATTTTCTTCACCGGTCTCGAAATTCATCACGCCGATCGTTGCAATCCGATTTACATCAAGAGGCTTTTGGGACGTCTTCAACATGGGTGATGAGTTATCAAAAACGTTAATCATATGCATCGTGGAAACTATTATATCATTCAGAGAATCATAGTATCTGGCAATGGAGACTTCGTCTAAAAAGTTTTCAACAACACAATTGTCAACCAAATAAACCTTTTCAAAAAGTCCCGACCTTCCGTACTCTTGCAGAATCCCTCGTAATGCGCGCTCTTTGGCCCGGGCGCTTTGAGCAAGCAACTCTAAATCCGGACGGATGTACAATATGCTTGCCGGGTGCTTTTGTAGATGTTGTAAGATCCACAAGGAAGCGCCAGGAGTATTCCCCGATCCTGCCACCACGAACAAAGACTCTTGCTTTATGTTTTTAAAATAATCGGTCAGGTCGTGAGAATCACTCTCGTATTCTTCAAAAGATTCTTTTCTTTGCAACTGATAATAATTCGCCTGACCGGTGTAATCATTGCTATCAATCTTGAATACCTTGTATTCTTCGTGTTCTCCGAAACGTTCCACCAGGGAGCAGCCTGCTGCTCCCAACCCTATTACATTCATTTCTCTACCACTTCCTCCAGGATAGTTCTCTGCTTAAAGGCGCCTCGCGAAGCGGCCTTGGTTTGGCGTGCCGTTTCTACCTCGTAAGGGTCAAGGCCACAGTGTATGAGGATAGCATCTACTACTTCCAAAATGTCAGCCATCTCTTCATCACAAGGAATTTCCTTGAATTCTCTGATCTCTTCGTTCAGTTTTTCCCACAACTTTTGTTCATACTCATCCGGAGACGCTGTATGGTATGAAGATTCCTTCCCCATCCTCTTTAAAATTTCAGGGATCCTATCCCTTACAAGCTTGTTATAAATCATATTTTTTCATTTCTCCAAAGTTCTTCCCAATGTTCAAGTTAACCCCGTAAGCACCCAGTTCCGTATTCCCGAAACAGGCGCATATCTCTTTGATGAGGTGCTGATCGGTCGCGACGAAGTCAATCACCAGACTGTCGTGCATAGGGAAAGCAATAAAAGATTTTCTTCCTTGTAGTATTTTATCAACTTTTACCATTTGTTTAAGCAATAAATCGCTTGTGGTACTCTGAATAATATAATTTAAAGCGTAGTGTTTTTCGCAGGATATCGTCCTGTCAAAAAAAGTTGTCACCTGTTCGCCAGTAAAGCACTCTTTGACCACCGACGAGCGATCGTAAATGCGTTCTAGCGACAGATCCTTCGCCGAAGGATTGTAAAGCCACGCGAATATTCTCTTCTTTGCTTCGTCCCTCGTCCCTCCACCAAAAACGTTGCGAATATTCCATTCGTGAAGATCTTCCTGAGGTTGTTTCATTCCTGACAAAGCCAGTAGGGTGCGTAGCTCTGCTGCATTAAAATCTAGTTCAACAAAGCAATCATTTTTTGGCTTTAGAATCTTTCTATACGTCTTATCCATTGTCATGATGGGGAAACTGCCTTTCTTTGTGGAAAGACGGCCCGTTTTGGTGCCAAAGAGATTAAAATCGATATATTTGTGAGTACGTGCCAATTTATTGACGAACTGACGTACCTTAAATTCGTGTAGGCGTTCTTTCAACGCTTGTTCGTCGATATCAAGTTCGTTCTGTTTAATTTTGGCCAATATTGGCACCACGGAGGCTAAAAAGTCATAATTTTTCGGCTTTTCGTGCGTTTCAAAGACGTATTCGGTGATTTTATTCTTAATTTCGCAAAAATCCATCAAAAATCGCTGCGGAACAAGATCGAAGAAACAATTTTCACTCAAAGAGACCTTAGATTCGCGAAAAGAAACCAAAAAGGCCTTTAACTTGGCGCTCTTTTCGTGCCACTCGTCCAACAGATGCTCTGGGCATGCCTGATCGAGAGTCTTCCCCTCGCAATATAGTTTAGCATAGTCCACTTGCCTGCCGTCCAGGAAAGATGCATGTTCCCAAGTGTGGGTTAACCCATCCGGGACGGAGTCGAAGTCTAATCTGCCAGACGAATATACGCCGACGCATTCGCCCTTATCATCTAGAGACTGGAAAATCATCAATAAGTATTTGTACTAGTATTACTTTGGGCATCAGCGGGAACAAACGGGTGCTCCTCTGAGTCTGCGAGGTTTGGCTCCCATGACCACCATCTGTGTGGGGTCATGTCTATAACTCTTTTGTTTATCCTTCTGACAATTTCTCGTTGCCCCAAGGCCGGGAGTAGTTTGAGCATCTGTTTAATCATAACTCTTCTTCGCGGTTCTGTCAAGGGAATTCCTATTTCTCTCAATCTTAAATTAAAATAAAGTTGAACCCAATAAGAATCACTATACCTGTCATTGTAAGATTGTGCATGCACAGCCTTCCTGTCAAGCACCTGGGAACTCGTTGTCAATGTACCTCCGCAGTGTTGGATCTTTTTTTTAGTATACGTTGGGTACCTGTTGATAAACCCTTCGTAAGAGACTTTAAAAAATTTCTTCAACAACTGTATATCTGTATTATACACACGATCGTAGTGCGTGTCAAATATATTCGAAGCCGAGCCTGGGGCGAAAATCACCAGGGGCCGGTCCGGAGGGGGCAAGCGGTCGGCGGTGTCACGGTGGGCGCCGGCGCCGCCGTCGTCGTCGAGGTAGGCCCGGCAGGCTGGCGAGACGGGCTGACCCAGGGCCGGTGAAGGCACTGGGGGGGCGGATCCGGGGGCGGCTACTTCGCCGTAGGCTGTAGCGTATTTCTGCATGAAGGGGCTAGACAGGTCAGCCACAAAGCGCCATGGCGCATTCTTATCTATCATAAATCCGTACTCTTGAGCGGTCTTCCGAATAAGTGGAAAGTTTAAATCGTCGATCCACGAACGCTTTTTAGTCATGTCGTTGGCATGATTCTCAGTGTCAATCTCTATCACGAGGCCACTAATATTTGGAATCGCATACTTGGATAGCACAAAAGAACTCTTGGTTATCGGGACAAATGGTACCCTTTCATATAAGTATCTCACGTAACTTTCTATGAATAAGTCAAAGTTCGTTATCTCATCCGACCGGTTGGCGGCTAGGATGTAAGTTTCAACAAAGACCTTATCTAGAATTTCCAGATACTCATAGTACGTGTTGGTGGCGCTTTCGGCGGCATGCCTCACCTGTATGGGCGCATAAACACTTGCCCGAGTATCAACATTCCCGTAGGCCATACCTTTGCGCAGGGCATCGGTCATGGCAACAAAGGCGTCGGCCACAAAATTGATGACAAAGTAAGTCCCACCCAAAGAGGGCAACTGTTTCATCATCGACGGTTTAGGTGTTACGGCATCTTCCTTTCTGTCTATTTTACCATACAGTGTTTTGTCGTACCACAAATCCAAACTTCTTGGACCACTGACTGGATATGCCCTTTCTTTATAGAGTTTGCGAAGAATAAAAGTTTCTTCGGTTCCCAGATTATTTGTGGCGCGAGGTTCGATAAGTGCCATGGTTGTTTACTCTACGAAGCCTCCGGCCCCAAGGGGTCGGGGGAAGCGGATGATTTCTTGCTCGATCTCGACAGGGGGAGAACCGGCGCCGGTGTCGACGAAGCCGTCAGCGTCTTCCGCTGGGGGGTCGTCCATCCGTTCTGAAAGTGGCCGGCCCGCCGGATCAGGTTCATACGACGGTGGATCGGGAAGAAGTTCTTCCGAAGGCACCGCTGGTGGTGGGGTGGGGGAACCCTCGATAGATGGCGCCGCCTCGGGATTAGACATTCCGACTGGAGCGGAGACGTCATCCCCTTTTCCAAAACCCACCCACGCACACTCCAGATTTGTTGTGTACCCGTCACTCCTGTTGAGATTCGAAGTGACCTTTATGATATCATAGTATCCTCCCAAGCCAAGCATTCTAGAAACTGATCTCGCGCTCCCAATGTTACCAAATCCAGCCAAAGTTGGGTTGATGTAAAGTTTTTGACCGGGACGGAAAAGAAACGAGGATCCAACCAAATCGATAGAGGCGTCATACTTGTCTCTCAATTGCCCCTCTTGTGCATCCTGTGATGTCAGCCTTCCCTCGCGATTGTAAGGAATATCTGTTTTGTTAAAGTTGATTGCTTTAAGTATACCACGGTCCGCTCCTAAATGAAAATGATATATGCCATCTCTCATATCCGCATCTATGTTCGAAGGATCCCTAGAATTCGGGACTTCGATTGAGGCAAAAAGAACAATATAAGGCTGCATGTTTGTAAAATCAGCCCTGCCGGCAGCGGATCTAATCAAGTTTAATCCCGAGTCGCCGGCGTCCAAATCGATCCGCTTAGTGTTACCAGAGAGTGGTTGTCCTAGGAACGTCTGGATTCCAACGCGATTCCTTATTTTTATTTTCTCGTCAAAATCCATATACTCGCCGAGGGCAGCTAACACTAGTTCGGATGTTGCAGACTTCAAAAAACTCCTAAAAGAAAAGGAATCCAAGCCCCTCCTTCTGATGTTCTTTTCAAACCAAAATTCAAAAGATTTTAAAGAAATTGGAACATCTGCCAAATTAATGGTACGCGTTTTAAACTCGTCACCATTCTTTTCTTTGTAAGTAAGCGGGCCAAGAAGTACTTTAAAGTCATCGTGGCCCGGTTTAATTGGTTCACCTTTCTGTTTAAAGTTTTCTCTCACTATATCCAAGACCACCTCGATAAGATCTCCAAAATAAATAAAGGTAAGCCTTGTGGCCAGGTCGGGCTTCGGCTTGGGGTCTTTTGGATCAACCGCGAATTTAGCAGTTCCGCCCATTGGCGCAGCCAGGCGAGCGGCGGTGGCCATGGCGGCGGGGGAGACCCGGTCGGCGGTTATGGGAGGTGCGCTTCCATGATATAAACCTCCCTTCAACGCACGGAGTTCATCTTGTGTCAAATCGACTGTATTGATCCTACTCGGTCCCGAGCGAGGCTGATAAAGTCCATTTATGATTCGGGCGTACTTTTGTGCTCTAAGGGGGTTCTTGAGTTTTTGTAGTTCTTCTTTTATTTTTTGTATAGATTTTTGATTCCGGTCGAGGGCTCTTCTATCATCTTCATCAATTTGGCGGCCGGCGGTCTCTGTCCTTTCAAGACTTGCTTCAAGCCTCTTTGTTTCCTTGTAACGTGCATTTTCTTCCGGGACTGACAAAATATCGTAAACTTTATCAGTAAGAGCATTCTCGATAGCGCCCTGGTAATCGCACAACAATGTCCCAGTCCCGTCTTGATTAAATTTTATTTCATGGTTGACAAGATGGAGATAAATTAAATCCTGGCTTTCTCTGAGTACTCTCTTCAACTCTGGGCTAATCAGGTTACCGGTCGGGATAGCCCAACCGACCGAAGCCATCAGCCTGAAACCGAATCGATTTGTTATCCTGGAATATGGAATTTCGTTCCCCTTGCTGTCAATTTTCTTTGAGGGATTCCTGGTTCTTCTCAAGATCAATTCTATATAGTCGTAATGACTGGGGTCTTCTTGGTTGGATTGCTTCGCAAGCATCTCTATGTTTTCAAAAAAGATCTCTAAGTCACATCTAACGAGGGCGCCTTCGGCCGGGTTTGTTCCCTGAGTTTCTATACTGAAGCTTCTAACACCGACGCCTTGGCCGCGGCCGACGATGTTTTCTGTTATGTCTCCAATATCGGAATTGGTTTTATCTTGAAACTTCAATTCAATTATCTTATCTCTTTTGGAGGTGTCATTCCCCGAGTAGACCAAAAACAATCTTATTTTCGGAACAAGAGCCGCAATTTCAAAGGGTTTGATTTGTAAAAACTTTTTGATATTTAGACCGGACGACCGGAGCAGTTTGTTCATCAACAACGCAGGCTCAGCAGTCTTGACTCTCAGCAACTCATCATAATCTACGCCCTTGTGATGCTGTGCAAAAAATCCCAGATTAGAAAGAAGAAAGTTTTGAGCGGCGACGCGGGCGCCGGGGCCGGCTGCTCCGCCGAAAGCGGAGCGTATAGAGGCCGCGGCCGCACGGCCGGCGGGGGTTTGCGGTCGCGTGGCCGCGCGGGAGACTCGGCGCGCCGCGGCGCCGAAGGGGTGTGTACTGGGCGTGCTGGGCGTGGTCATTTTATTTTACCTCACACATCCAGAATTCCTACGATCCTTTCTAGAGGCAGGGGAATCTGTAAGTTATCACCAAGCCGTAGGTGGTGCTCTGTTGGGGTCCGATTGAACCAGGCAATAATCCACCAAAGGGTCGGATCACCGTAGTATTGCTCTGCTAATTTATGAAACCTGTCACCAACTTTCCAAATATATCCAACCATCTCTAGAGTCATTACCTCTTCTACGGTTGGATGCTTAAGTGTTCCAGTGCGATATTGTTTAATGAAATTAACATTTCTTTCTATAAAGAAGTCTCTATAAAACTCATTATCATTTCTGGCTATCTTTCTATTATCGTATCTTGTTATTGGCATAAGTTTTTATTTACCATAGCGGGTTCGAGCGAAGAGGGCGCCGGTCGCTTTGGTGATCGCCTCCCAGCGCGCTCTACCGACGGCCGTCTGGGATTCTGCCACGAGCCGGGCGCGTTGTCGGTCAGGCGTGAGGTCCTCGGCATCCATCACCCGGCGGGTGAAGGGGACGCCGCGGTCCTCCGGGTCTACGGTCGGCGGCGGTGCATCCTCGTTGGGGTCCATCGAGGATACGCGTGCGGAGGGTGGGCCGGGCCGGCGGGGGGGCCGGGCGCCATGGGGAAACTTCTTTGTACGAAGCTTCTTGTCAACACCCCAACCAAGATCGTGGGTATGGAAAACGTGAAAAGAGCCTTGGATAGCAATTGTCTGCGGGTACATCGTCTTATCAGGTGCAGGTCCGAAGAACACGCCCGATTCAAAATCTGGTGTGTATCGGAATCCGTCCAACCTTCCGACGAGGCCGCCGTCGGGGGCCGCGGCCGGTGCACCCGGTTGCGAAATTAGATTTGAAAGCTTTATCTTAAGTACTGGGGCACTCACTATAGAGTTGGAGTTGTCGTAATCAGCATAAACGGGATAAAGAAAGTTTGCAAGTTTATCTGTATTATATAGATTTTTTTCAGCTTCATAAATATCGTAAGAGACAACCTCCCACTCAAACTCAATAACTCTCTTAGTTCCCTGGAAGGTCTGAATCGGATCCATCCTTCCATAAACTTCTTCGCTATTCCAACTGGAGTCGAAATTATCAGAGAAAGCTTTTAACAAAGCCTTGAATTTAACTTTCTCGCCAGTAGGAATGTGTTCAATATAGATGTATAAATTCTTTTCTTTAGCGTAACTGTCTGTATAATCGGGCATCTAATATTCCTCGTTCTCTACTTTAAGTATTAAGCAAGACCAGTTCTTACGTTATATTCAGGCAAGTTTCCTATACCCTTGACGGTCGCCTTGGCCAATGTTCTGCTATCGACGTTGAGATTAACCTGCAGATCCCGCAAGTCCGGGCGGGCCATGGATTCTGACGACGAGCCGACTTGTACTATTTCTGCTTTGGGTATCCTTCTGAAATCCTGATTATTCATGACCCGGCCGTTCATGCCGGCTGACCAGATCTCTCCGCGGGGGGGCTGGCCCGGCGAGGCACCGTCGCCGGTTACATACGATTGACCCGCTTCGGTATCGCCGCCGGCCTGGCGTGGGACTGGGCCGGCGCCGCCCTTTGTGCCGATCTTGCCGATGCCTTCCGGGGCGGCCATGGGGTCGGTCAACGACGAACCAGCAGATCCGGACGTTCCCTTATTATAACTCGCGACCCCGAAGGCCGCGGCCATGGCGAAGAGGCCGGCGGCGATTGGAATCGCGGCGGCACCGGACGACAGGGCGACCTTGACGGCGGCGACGCCGAACGCGACGCCGAGGAGGGAGTTCATCAACGGATCAAGGTCGGCCCATTCTGAGAGCCTGGTGCCAAGTTGGAAACCCATGAGGGCCAAGCTTGCGGCGCCCATGGCAAGACTGAGCTTCGTCCCCGCCGCCGCGGCGGCATTCAGCGGAGGAGTGGCTGCGCCAGCGCCGGCGCCGGCTGCGGCCGCGGCTGGGGGGATAGTGCCGAGAGAACTGGAGGCGCCGGTGGCAGAGGTGCCTAAATTGACCAAACGGCCGCGGGCATCAACAAGGCCAGTGCCCATGCCGGCGACACTCGCGCCAGCTACTTGAGAAGCGGTACCTGTACCGGTGACGGCGCCACCTGCACCGGTGGCGGCGACGTTCATGCGGGTCAAGGCCCCCGTGGCGGCGTCTACGGAGGACACCAAACCGGCGGCACCGCCGGCGGCGGTGGAGAGGTCCCCAGCAAGCTTCAGAAAAGCTTGGCCGAAGGCCTTAACTTGCATGTACCTCTGGCGGAGGCGCAAGCCGGCGATGGCCACGGCAACGAGGCCGAGCGTGGGGATGAGCCAACCCTTCGCACCCTCGTTAATCTCAAATAGTTTGCTCATGAGGCCGTGTAACGCCTCCACAGGCCAGCGAAAACTGATTGCAAACATCCTCCAAGTTTGTGCCAGTTTTTCCGTAATACTCATTGTAGCGCTAATACGTGCTGCGGTGTCCTTGTCTGAAAGTCCCGAAGCGTCCAGAGCGTACCCAAATCGATCCATGTCGTTGCCCAACATCTTTGTGGCAGTCGCCATATCCTGAATTCCTAAGGTGTTCGCTATGGCTAACTTTTCGAACCGGTTCATATCGCTAAACTGGCGTCCAGAAAGAGCAATCGATTCCCTAACCATTCGAAGTCTTTCGGCTTCGTCTGCCATCAGTAGTTCCGTACTATTTAAAAGATCTCCCCCTAATATCGTATTCAATTTGCCGGCTGCGGTGGCGGCTCCCGCAAAAGTGTCAAATTGGCTCATTGTACCAATCAAGTCGCCAATGGAAACGCCCAAGGATCTGGATGCCACTCCAATTTTCTTAAATATGTCCGGAGCATCTTTACCGAATTTGGCTAGAACAGGCATTGCAGCGTTGAAACCTTCTATGACTTGCTCAATCGGCAACTTCATTTTGATTGCCATGTCTGCCAAAGTACTTGTCAAGGCCTGTGCTTGGTCGGCTGACATGTCGAAAACAAGCATTGCATCTTCCATTGTCTTCGCAGTCAATTGTACGCCGACTCCAAGTTTCTCCATTCGGGCCGTAGTGTTGGCCAATTCTTGTTGCACGGCTGGTGCCAATCCAGAGAATGTGGTGACATTCGTTAAGAGGGCCCCGAAGGCTGAGCCGGCGTCTGCGGTGCTTATACCAAGTCCAACATTGGCTCTTTCGATATTTATGATTTGATCATTGTATTCATACAACGAAGAAGTCGCTTTGTTGAATTGGGCAATTGCCTGATCTTGTGCGATCCACAGTGCCGCTGTGGATTGCGCCATCTTTGTGAGGGCCGCGGCGGCGACGTTCGCGGAGGTGATGGTGTTTTCTAATTCACCCCAAAGCCTCGTCACCCGTTTAGAGAGGCCGTCGACGTCCTCCGCTGCGGTGGCGAATCCTCCGAGGAACGTGTCTCTCCACTGGGTGCCGATGCCGGTTAAGGCTTTAACAACATTCTTAGTTTGAGCCTCGGTCGCCTCGACGGCCTTGGCGGAGGCGAGTCGAAGTTTTAGTATTTCTTCTAATCTTTCAATCTCCTTTACTTCTTCCTTTTCCTGGTCGCTTAGATTGGCTTTCGTCTCCAACTGCGCTTCTATGCCTTTTCTTTTCAATCGGAGGATTGCTTGATTGTACTCGATCTCTTTCAGCGACTGTTCGTTGGCCAAGAATGCAGCCTTAAGTTTCTCTCCCGCTTGGGCGACCATCTTGTGCTGTATTTCTAAAGTTTCTTTCTCTAGTTTGAGGCGCACCACACTTTGTTCGATCGATTCATTTTGCTTTTTAACGAAGTCGAGCATGGCCTGCGCCGCGGCCGCGCCGGGGTCGGAAGGGGGAGGGGGGGCGCCTGTGTCATCATCATTGGCCATAAACTAGTTTCCTATTTGAAGGGCCATTTCAGCCCAGTGGATTTTTCAAATTCCTTTACTGCCCCATCAAGCTTGTATTTGCTTGAGTAAGTAGAATCATGATCAAGTCCGTACTTATTGAAATCTGACATATATCTTCTCTCGCCCCGCAGAACATTGACGAACTTTTTAATGTCAGTCTCACTCCCACGCACACTAACTGGAACTTCGTACCCTTGAGTGATTGTTTTTAAAAGCATTCCAACGGCGGCGCCGAACTGGCCTAAGTAGTCTTCGTTAAGTTCGTCTTTTTTGGCAGCGTTTAGATCGATTTCGATGGGTGCCAAGTCTGTATCAATGCTGCTCATGAATATATGTCTCCAACAATATAAATATAATTTACAGAATAATTAGTATTTATAAAAATAAATCCAGAAGAAGGAACTTCTTGGTGTGAGATTATTTACTTACGTTGGTTTTTTTTAATGGCGGAGCGCTCTTGTTCGTTTTCGTCTTGAATTTGCTGTCGCAACCTTTCCAGAAACCACCTGCGAATAACAACAGGAAGGTTGTACACTTCGATAAAATCCCAGTTGCCATGATACTTTAGAAGAAAGAACTCTTCATAAACATTTTTTATGTGATCGTCACTTAACCCAAAAAAAGTCCGCTGTGAACGGAACCTCCATCTTTTGTTCTGTCCCGCAGTTGTCGCATTCAAAATCCTGTGTAAGATCGATGTTTGGAACAACCGCCTGGTAGTGATGTCTCAGAAAGCGAGAATCGTAAGCGGGCATGTTTTCAATAAGTGCGTTTATCATCTCTCTGCTAGCATCACCATTGACCGAGACGATATACTGCCTGAGTTGGTCTGTTAAGAGAGACTCTCCTAAATTATGCTTCTTTTTAGAAGCGCTGGTCTTTGTCAGGTTTGTCTCGTCGCGGCCCGTCAGAAGTCTAGTTTCAATATCTAGATTCATTTTGGGGATGCGAATGACAAAAGTCCCGTCATCAGTCTTTGTAATGTCTTTGGAATCTGTATCTCCCGAATTAACGGTTGACTGGTTTAGATCGAACGTGTGCTCGACAAACTGTCCACAAGCAGGGCAGTTCAAACTCGTTGAATAGTCAGCCCCATAACCAGTTGCTCGTGCGGCTACGAGAATAGCGTTTCTATCACCCAGCAATAAATCAGCAGGGTTAACAGACTTGTCAACTATTATGTTTTGTAGAAGCCTCTCGATTGCAACACCCTTCTTAAGCAGTGTTCTGGAAGTTAGAATATCTTCGTCCTTCGCTGTCATGTAGCGAATTTCAACAGTGTCTTGCCCGCACAAGGTGTGGCCCTGTGGATAAAACTCACCCTTTGAGGGTAAGTCAACAAACTCTGTTGGAGTTACGAAAGAAAGCGGACTTTCTTTTGAAACTGAAGGGTTGGGGGTTGGGGGTGGCGGAGCGCCCACCTCTTTGGTGGATGTGCGCTCTTTATTGTTACGTGGACTCATTATTAACCTCGGTTGTTATTAATGATTATAAAAGATTCGATTAGATATGTTAAGGGGTTTTACGCGGCGCCCTTCTTGTACTGGGCCCAGTCATAACGAAGGGTGACCTCGGTGTTAACTAGATCCTCCGACTCATAACTTAACTCACTGTGAGTGATGGATTTTACCCACGCATTTGTCAACTTCCAAGTTCCAATCTCTCTACCTCTGGCGGCCGAGTCGATATTGGAGTCGGCTGTGCGGCGGGGGTCGGGAGCGTACAGAACCAGTTCAATTTTGCCGAGGGCATTAACGGAGCGCGCTTTGGATGGAGTGTCAGTTACGTTGTCCAGGTTGCCGTCATTTGGAAATTTATAACCGGAGCGCGCCAAAAGCTTTTGAAATTGATCTGCAGCATCAGGGGTTACCGGATCAACAAGAGTAAAGCTTACATCAGACCAAGTAACGCGGCCGGGATAGTAAAACTTATGATTAATGAACTGGTGTTCCTGCTCACTAACTTCAAAGTTCGGTTGTGACACTTTTGTTACAACCCAAGAAGGCATGACCGTGTTCCCCAATCTCAGTAACCATCTATATGCTCTCTTTGGCTCGGTGCCCGGGTCAGCCCAAAATTTTGGTGTTGCCATTTATAATCTCTCCTGTTGTCGATTCTTATTAACTAGTACTAGCATTTCTTTTTCCAAATCAATCATCGAAAGAAGCACCACTTCTGGAGATAATAAAATCAAGTGCGATAAACTCGATAGCCCTAGCAGGCTTCAAGAACACCTTGGCGTACAGAGTGTTTCTATCAACCAAGTCGGGCGTTGTAGTGGTTTCGTCCAGAACAACCTTGTAGTCGGTCAGGCCGCCTCCGACTTTAACACCCTCAAGCAGGGTCTCTGCTCTAGAGGAGAAGTTGAACCAAGTTTCTGAAACATTCTGTTCAAACAGGATGCTGGAGGCAATCTGGCTTATTTCTCTCTTGAGGAAGATTAGCAATCTTCTAACATTAATTCGGTCAAGAGCAGATGCCTTGATTTGTAATGTTTTTTGTCCGAAAATTACAATACCTTCTGCAGGGAACTTCGCAATCGGATTGACGTTAACTTCGTAGAGATTATCACGGTCTCTAGATGTCAAGTGACCATCCGTGTTTATAACCGTTAATCCAGACGATCCCTGCGTCAGCCCACCCCTGTTAAAGCCGGCAGGTGCGAACCATAAGGCTGAATCAGTTTCGGAACTAGCGAGAGTCCCTAAGGCGGCGATAGAAGGCGGAATCCACAAAACGGCTTCCGAGTTGTTGTCCAGGATCTGCACCCATGGGTAGTAGGCACAGCCATAACTTGAATTAAGCTTTCTGTCTTTCATGTTGTTAATGACTGTTGTTACATTACCAATTCGATCAGCGCGCGAATCGTTCGACTCGGCGCGGGGGGTGTACCCACCCTCCAAATCAATAATCGCTAGCGCATCTCCGCGGCCCTCACAGACATCAACCATGTGTTTTGTGAGGGTCCGAGTGTCGATACCAGGCATGGCCAAGAGATTCATATCCAGGCTCTCGGGTTCTGCAACACTGTCAATGGCGCGGCGGATGGAGTTGTACTCGTAAGATACCGTTTCCGAACCCCCTATCGATGTGTTATTGAAGGGGTCAATTTCGAAGACGTCGACACCATCAGAACCACCAAACATGGGCATTGTGAACTTGTCGATGCCCATGTCCAGCACGGTCTTCCAGTTGTCAGTACTCGCCGAGACTGCTGACAGGGAAAGCCCTGCAGCCCTAGACCCGCTGATCCAGATTGCATCAGTCAAAGTGTCGTACGTACCAGCCCAGGCGTTGAGGCCCAACTGCGGCCTAATGTCATCAAGGCTGAAGACGTACGAGACCTCGGTACTAGAAGCGGCCGCGGCCACGAACGAATCGATGCCTGTGGGCTTTTGACGGACAAGGTCGACATATCCATTATCATACCCCAGAGTCGCGCCGGGGGCCGAATCTGAGCCGCCATTCGTTTGAAGTCCGAAATAAGAATTTCGAATATCGCCGGGGCCGGTTAGTCCGTAACCAGCCGAAGCACTAATTCTCTGCCAGTCAACCAGACTTGGGAATCGCGTGGGGAGACTTAAGACCGCGTCCGCGATGGTGAACCCGGACGTGACCGACTGTGATAAGAAGATTGTAGCCGGCATCGGGCCAAAAGGTATATTGCCATCGCCGGCCTTTATGAAGGTGAGTCCTTCGGGGTCGAGCGCAAAGTTCGATTTGAGAGTTGCGGTTGTGTACCTCGGAGGCCCGAAGTAACCAAAGGGTAACAACATTGCGTCAGCATCGCCATCGTCGACCGACGTATGCATCTCCACGGTGATGTACTTCGAACGATTAGGATAGTTCCCAATCTCTGTGAACCTTCTCTTTTCATAGTCCCAAACAATGTCCTTGTCACCAATCACTCTACCTACATAATCGACAGAATTGGGATTTAGATTTAAGTTGTTGAATGATTCGAGTACCTCAATTTCTTGATCGTTGTCAGATACACGACGGACAGCAATACTGAATGTTCCGTATGGTTGTATTTCAGTATCAAGAGCATACTTGATATTTTTTATAGAAATCTTAACACTCGCCTGATCCCATTCCCCACCTGAGGCTCGGCTTTTAACCTTAAACAACTTTTGCATATTACCGGGCGCATAAGAGCCGGTGGAGTCACTTGTGTCCTGTGAGATGACCCATCCGGATTCAGCCGGAGTAACTTCGTTCTGGAACGTTCCTCCATCGTTTGTGCCGTCGGCCAACGCCATGATAGCACCAATCAGGGTGCCGCCCGCTGTCGACAGAGTGGTCGACCGGAGAATGTTTGTCTCGAAAGACTCTCCAAGCCAATAAGAACCAGTTGTTGACGTCAGGGTGCTATTCGTATCAACAGGATTTGTATTGAATACGGAACGGATAAACGTACCGTTGGCTTTGTTAAAACCAAAGGACTTAGTCTCTATTACATCGCCGGCCCGGTCGCGGATGTCAACCTTCCATTGGCCACCAGTGGTTTGGTTGCCAGTTGATACTATCAGGTCGCCGGCAGAAGAGGTGGTCACGACGGGCGCGCCGCCGAGGAATTTCGACATAGTTCCGCTAAGGGTTATCGCGCCATCATTCAAGTACCATACGGCGGCAAGAGATCCGATCTGGGTGGTATCGTCAACGTTGGTAGAACCAGAGTTCCAAATGAACAGCCCGTAAGCACCACCGTTGCTACCAACTGCAGCATTTGGGGTATTTGTAGTTTTCCAGCCAGCCTTTCCGGCGGCGGTGGCGCTGGGGTTTTCGGAGCCGGCCAAGCGAATAATTGTGCAAGGAGAATTGTTGGCTAGCCATGCTTGTGCGGCGAAGGAAGCGTAAGTTGGTGCGGTCCCTGCCTCAGCAGAGCGCCACACGTCACCATTAGTCTCGACGCCGGCAACTGGAGTGCCGAAAGTTTCAACGAACTCTCCATAAGAGTTCACTTTTGTAGGTATGAAGGAGGGTCCCTTTCGTGTTCTTCCAATGATTACAGGACCAACAGCGCCTGGTTCATCGGGCAAAACGGACTCATCTACTTCTCGGAGAAAAATTCCAGGGGATATGAACTTAAACTTTCTTGCCATTCTAATAAATTCTCCTAATTAAGTGTACTTATTTCTTTTATAAATAGTATCATTCATCACGAAAAGAACAAATTAATCCCTATAAAACCCCCTCTTGTCGATATGGTCCGGGATGTCTCCAACTATAACTCTTTCGCGGGGGATCTTCACCTCAACGGCGTTTTGGCGTTTAACTATCCTAGGTTGTTCTTGATTAGTGTCTGCTCCGATAACATACCCCAAGACTTTGACAGTTATCTTTGTTTGATACTGCCTCTCTTCCTCGTCTAACGAAGAAGCATTATTTTCCTGAGCGTAGTCCTCTTGGATGAACGCTTCAAAACGGTGGCCTTCGTTGAAAATGTTGAAATAATTCAAACTTCCAGTCTTAACAAAGAAGGGTGTTATAATCTCGTTCATTTGTTGTTGGTACTCTGTCCTCACGTAAATATCATACTGAATATCTAGATAGACTGGGACCGGGATTGTCACAGTTTCGTAAACAACTTTTTTGTTTTTACGAGGAAAGTTCCTCTGATTGATTCCAGAATTCGGACTTGCTAACGTACCCCTCTTTCTATAGGAATCGGCGTTTGCAAAATTGGAAGTCTTTTCTTGGTTTATCTGTCTCGCAATAGTTATTGAGCCCCCTTGAACATCCTGAATTGCAAAAGAGTTGTAGATAGTACCCTTCTTACTCAGGCTCTTTACGACGCTCGTTCTCTCGACAGTTATGAGGGGAAAGATAAGAGTCCCATCTTGATCTCTCAACCCTTTATTTTTCTTAATCTGGTATGCTCTTTCGGCCGAGACCCACAACGCAGGAACTTTTTTAAAACCAGTATTACCTTTGGCGGAAACATTCATCTCCTCGTTTATCCAGCGGAACATGGCTGTATCAATAGTCTCTAGCGTCGATTCCTTGAATGGAACTTCTTCTTTGATGACGGAGGTGTCTTCGACATCAGTATAAGAATAATCTTTCTGTGTGTTTTTTCTTGTAGAGAAATAACTTGGTTTCTTACTTGGCATTGAACACCTCCTCTCTGGCTCTTATACATTTCGCACTGATTTCAAGCTTCTGATCCTCTTGGCCAAAAAGAAGTCGAGGCTCATTGAGGGTAACGATCTCGTAATAGAGTTTGTCAAACTGGATGAAATCTCCTTCTCTCACAAAAAGATCTTGATCCTCGGTAAGTCTCCTTTTGTGAAAATGGACAGTCAAAGAGGATCTCTTGTCGACCCCATATCTACCGGTCTGTGTGGTTTGGCCTTCCCAGTCAACAAGGGCATAGACTCGAACTGGGGGGAGGAAGGTCTTCTTTACAGCCTCCCCGTATAGAGAATGAAAATTTGTGCGTGGCAAATCAATGGGAAAATAAAGAATAGGCTGACCTATAACTCTTTCAATTAATTCATCATTAACCTGTTTTACCAGATCCCTTTCTTTTTTCCCTAAAAAAAGAGGCGGCGGAGGATTTCCTGGCTGTGACCATTCATTTGCCATTCTCTATGTTACCCCGCGTATATTGAGAGGACTGGAATGTCCTTGTTAATGGTGATCGTATTCTCTGAAATAGCGGCAGTGTCTTCGACAATTTGTTTGTAGGTCATTTCGTCCAAGGTAGTCTTCAGTTCTTCTCTCAAGACTTGTTGTTCTTCTTTCGCCTGGGATATCAAGGCATCAGCATTCAAGGTGACTGACTCACCGGGAATAGGTATTGTTGTGAATTTTCCACGAATCTGACCTAGCGTTTCCTTTGAAAGGGCCAGCGCAAACCGCCTAATCCACTGTTTCCCAATACTATTGATGCTATTGTACGGTATGTTTTCAAAAGGCAACGTGTTCATGTTGTTGATGCCTTCTGTGCCGTCGTTAACGCCGGCTTCTGAATCCCAAGCTTCCTGCGGGATCGCAAAATCAATCCACATAGATTTGAAGTCCGGGTCAGAGTCGGGGGGAGGAGGATAAAGCCTTATTTTATTATTTGCTATTTCATAAGAATAGTGCGATATTCTCGTATAAATCGCATCCTCATAGGCCATGGCCTGTTGTTTATTCTGCCAAACAGGAACGACTTGGAAGGTAGAGTCATCAGCGTACTGACCATAGGTCGTCAGACTACCCAACACGTTGATGCCGCCATAATAACCAAAGAATCTCCACATGGCTCTGGCGGTTTTGTAATATACCCTTTTAATTAATATCTTCTTGTCCCCAACTAAGCCAGCAAATTTAACTGTTTTACCCGTCCCGTCATCTGTATTTGTGTTGGAGCTCCCTGAAATTATAGATTGTAGATCATACTCTTGGTTTCCGCTTTGAATGTCAAACGAAGCCGAGTATACGGTGTCGCCTGGTCCTATTCCAATCTGTGCAATAGATGTATCAGAAACTCTCTGTGCGTACCCGAACTTAAACTTAGGATACCTCAGTGCAAGATTGGAACCAGAAAGAGTATGTCCGGATATGATCTGCCCATCTTGGTCGAACGAACCTGTTGGAGAACCCAACAGACTACCGATAGAATTCTTCGCCTGATGAATGTTAACAATATAAGAGTATTCTAGAACTGCTTCTTCGTAAGAGGAATAAACTTGTGAAGTTTTTAACTCAATATCTAGAATTTCGCCGCCTAGTTTGTTATAGGTGTACGCCACCTGGTCGACGGCGCCCGAAACAAAGGTAGCTGATACATATATCCCAAACGGCAGATTCGCAATGACGTCGGCATGGGAACCCGTTGCGGTTAAAATAGATTTACTTGTTTGGCTACTGGGTCGTAATGTTGGTATGGCCATGCATGAAAACTCCTCTGACTAATGGTAAGTAGTTTCGAATGGTCATAATAACATTTTTAATAAAAAAAGCCCCGTTCTCAATTAAGAGAACGGGGCTTAAGTTCGCTTTTTAAGCTATGGCTTAGGCGCCAGACTCACCAAGCAGTCCACGGACAACAACTAGACCGTACATATCGGGTCTAACCATCTTCTTGGCGTAACGAGTCATCACACCCTTGCGAGGCACGAAGTCCTCGACACCGAAGATCGTGGGAGTCACCTGGAGAGGTACGTAAGGAGCGTACACATAGCCACTTTCAAGGAAGCTATTGCCCTTACGGCCTACCAGGACCACGTTGCGTGGGAAGTAGGGGTCTACAAAGACATCCCACTTCTTTGAGAGATTACCAACTCTCACCGCGCCGACGGTACCGCGATCGGAATCGACGGTCACATTGGCACGATAACCAGCGGTCATCTCAAGTACAGAAGCAACCTCGGGAGAGCAAACAATGAAGTTCGCGCCGCCGCGGAGCGTCTTGCGGTGAATCTGAGCCGAGATGTCATTGACCGTCTCGATCAGAGTCTCATACCACTCGCTGACTGTACCCGTGAAGTCGGGGGCGAGGGCACCAGCACCGATCTCAGCACCTGTCTCGCGATTAACGAACAGGCCCGGCGAACGGCTCCAGTAGAAGGTGCCAGCAGAGGCACCCTTGATGAGATCCTCAAGGATCTCACGGTCAATCTCTAGAGCAATCTGCTCGGAGAGGATCGACGTAAGCTCAACCTCGGCGTCGAGGTTGTGATAGGCGTTGAGGTCCTGACCTAATTCAGGAGTCCACTTGGCCTTGAGCTTCTTGGTGACCGCGGTCACACTCACGGAATCGACTTTGATGTCGATCTCGGGAATGCTCTCGTTGCTTTCCAAGTTCCAAGGAGCAGAACCAACGACGGCACCTTCAGCGCCTGAGCGGCTGACGTTGTCGAAGTTATCCTTCACGGCGAAGGAAATGGTGTGTACACCCTGGAGATCTGTCGCCAATGCGGCTGGGGTAACGCTACCATCCGGGGTAGAAAGTACAATCCATGCAGCATTCTTGGCTTCACCAGGCTTGCGCAGACCAGCATCGGAGCCGGAGAACTGCGTCAGCCGGCGCAACTGAATGTTGCCGGCAGTCAGGCCATCTTCCACGGTGATCGTGACAAGATCGTCAAAGTTCAAGTCAGCAAGACCAGTAGCAGAACCAGTCAATTGGAGAGTACCAAGAGCAGCAGTCGAAACGCCAGGTGTCAAATCTGCATCAAAACGCAGAAGACGATCAAATTCATCTTGATTGAGCCCCATACCGCGGTGGTCAGTAGCCGGGTCAGTAGCGAGTCCACCGACAGTGCCGGAGACCCGCGCCTTGATCGTCAACGTTGCAACGCTGCCTGTTGGCGATGAGTAGCCATTGTTAAGAGCATAGAAGCTCTTCTCGGCCTGAACACCACCCAAGTCAACACCACCAGTTACCTGCTGGCCGACGACGCCACCACCGAAGAGGGAGTCGCCAGTATCAGAACCTAGGCGGCCGGCCGTGTTCGGATCAAATTGGAAGTCTAGGAAGAAAATGAGGCCCGAAGGTAAGCTCATTGGCTGTACCGAAACGAGATCATTTGCAATTAGACCGCCGAACACGCGACGGACGATGGGGAATGCGACGGCTGCAAAGCCCTCGACATCACCACTAGCCATGGCGCTAGACTCACGAAGTAGTTCTTTGGCCTGGTTCTCAAGCAGCACGGACATGGTGTCCTTATTACGCTCGTCTCCAAGGCCCTCCAGAAGGCCAGTGCGCTCCCACTTCGAACGAAGAGCGTCACCTTCCTTTTGTAAATCACGATTTACAATACCTTCTGTCAATTTGTTTAGAATAGACATTTTGTTTCCTCCTTAATATACTTATTCTTTACTTAATTCCAGCTAATTTCTGCATTCTTTCGGAAAAGGAGTCAGAAACGCTTTCTTCTCGTTTTCTATTGCGAGAAACCAACATCGAAGAGCCTCGTTGAACTGCTTCACTCAGCGATTTTGGCATATCTTCCTTTTGGAATGTGCCCGCTGCGCTTTCAAGCGTTTCGTAAATAACTTTGGCCTCTTCGATCGTATCGGCTTTAGAAATAGCTTCGACAATTTTATTTTTTTGTCGCTCATTTAAGGAGGCGCTGCTCAAAACCTTATTAGTATATAACAATCTAGCATTCGAGAGGTTTATTTCATCAAACTTCCCTTTGAGATGCAGAATTGTTTGCTCTAATTTCTTATTTTTTTCTTGTGTAGTGCTGCTTTGTGTTTGTAGATTCTTGTTTTCCAGTTGTACGCTTTTCATTGCTTTTCTAAGTTCATCGTTTTCTTCGGCAACAGCGTCATCCTGGGCCGCGGCAAGTTCTTGCTCGGCGGCTTGTTTTAAATCTGAGTCGGGGCGGTTAAGCCAACCGCCGGCCGTCGGATCTAAATCGACTCTCAATTCCTGCACGATAGCGCTGAGAAGGTCATCATCAATATCGAACTCTTCTTGCATTGGAGGTTCTTCTTCCAATTCAGCGGCGAGTTCTTCGCGGTCGATCATATCATCGGCTTCAAGTCCCTCCTCGCCCTCAAGGTCGGCACGAAGCTGACGCAAATCGATCTCTACATCCGAGTCATCGCCGGCCGCGGCGACATTCTCAAGAGCATCGAGTTTATCGTTAACATCCCCAATCGCTTCCTCAGCAGCGTCGACGGCGTCGCGGAGAGCATCAACTTCTCCTTCGCCCTCGTCGCCGACGGGGTGAGCCGGCGGAACATCATCCACGATGTCGTCGGTGGGCTCGTCCTCCAGTTCTTCCCCGGGGAGCTCCATGGGCTCTTCATCGCCCAGTTCTTCGAGCTCCTCATCCTGTTCTAACAGAGTTTCAATAACCTTTTTGACGTCCTCGGAATACTTATCGATGATAATTGATTCGGCGTTTTTCATTGCCGCTTCTTTCAAGGCCGATGCATCAACAATGGCTTGTTCTAGCATAGATGACATGTTTTTTATACTCTCCTAAAATTACAGTATTTTTCGTCAAGAATAAATAGTATTTTATTTGTTCAAACGCCTAAAATTGTTACAGGGCCGGAATGGTTTAATAGTCTGTTCCATAAAGCTTAATAATAAATTTGCCGGCGATGTAACTGCCGGCGGCCGCGCCGGCGACGACAACACCATTTGTTAGATAGAGATAGCCGCCGACTGCGTCTGCAAGTGCGAGGCCGGCAGCAGATTCTTGTCTCACGCCCAAAGTATAGTCGCCGGCGCCGGGGACAATATTAACTGCGGTGCCGACGAGGCCGTCGTCGGCGAAGGTCAGGATGGCGCTCTGGTTTATGACCACATCGATGTCGTCCGAAGCCGGGCCGGCGCCTGGTCCACTATGGTGGTCAGGCACCTCGATACAGCCCACCTCGGCTTTGTAAACAACCCCGTTTACTGCG